GACAGCCGAGCTACGGAAGCCCAGCAGACAGCCGTACACACCTACGAGGCGAAGTACGGATTGAAAGACGGGCAGAAGATTGACGGTGGCGCAGGCACGGGCGGACAGGCTGGCAGTGCAACCGTTGTAACTACTTATCCAGCAGGGGGCGCAGAAGAAGTACCAGCTTGGGCAAAGGCACTCATTGACAGCAACAAGGCATTGACTGACCGACTGGACAAAATGGACGGCGAGCGCACAACTGCAACCCGCAAGCAGCAACTATCGGCTGTGATTGACAAACTCCCCGAGAACCTCCGCAAAGGGTACAGCCGTACCTCCGTGGATAACCTGTCAGATGACGAGTTCAACACCCTGTTGGGCGAAATCACGACCGAGGTCGAGACGATTTCAGGATCAATCGCAGCGAAAGGGGCTGTATTCGGAAAACCCGCTGCACACGGCAGCCAAACCACACAGAACGCTCTGACGAAAGAACAGGAGGCGGCAATCTCGCAGAGAGAGGGTATGCCGAAAGACGGACAGCAGCCGTTCTAATTGTTTCACTTTTAAAAACTCAGCATTATGGGTATGACAGTAAGACGCAACAAGGACACCCGAACACCTCGTGTCCTAATGCACAAAGTCGCAGACATTCGAGGAGGCGTATCCGTGAATGTCTCGGAACTCGGAGGCGATTATCTCCGAGAGGGAGCGTTTCTCAGCGAACCTGTGGACGGTATCTGCCACGTCGTTAAAACGGCGACTGTCTCCGCTGACGTTGCCGCAGCCGAAAAGACCGTCAAGGTCGAAAAACTGCACAATTTCAAGAGCGGGGATTTTGTTTTGGCAAAGGTCGGTGGCGTTGCGGTGAAAATCGCCTCGATTGACACCTCGAACAAGGCTTACGACGTCCTGACACTCTCCTCCGCTCTTGGGGAAATCTCGAAAGGCTCTCAGATTGCAGAGGCGAAAGAAGCCGCAGCAGAGAACACCTCCGCATTGAAGTATCACGCTCTTTCAGTCGTCGGAACAGGCAAGCCTATCGACCCGAAATCGAACCTCGACACCGACGCTTGGGTTATCGCCGTAACGCACGGGAACCCTATTCCCGACTTTTTGGCTGACGACCTGAAAGGAATTATTAACTATTAAAAACCGCTCAGAAAATGGCAACAATCGTAAACACTATGATTCAGGGGCTTACCGAGCAGATGATTCAGGCTCGCCTGAACACCGCCGACGCCTCTAAGTTTCTGTTCGGCGTTCATTTCCCCGTCAAAAAGGTAAACGGGTTTAAGTGGAAAACCCTCCAAAATCAGTTGGAGAAAAAGAACGTAGCCGCCGACCTGCACACCGATAACGGAACGATTATGCGCAAGCGTCGTCCTGTTTTCGAGACAGCGATGGGCGACATTCCGTTCATTTCGATTTCCCGAGAAATGACCCGAGCCGAAATCAAGGAGTATCAGACCGCCCTCGCTTTCGCTCAGGACGAGGACGCAACGAAACTCGTTCAGTATTGGGGAGATGACGTGGATTACTGTTTCAACGGCGTTCAGTCCGAACTCGAATACATCGCTTGGAAACTCGCCTCGAACGCAGGTAAAATCTCGTTCACTCCGACGACCAACGCTACCTATGCGAACGAATTCGACCTCGACTATGATGTGGACGAGGAAATGAAACGCACCGTTACGACCGACTGGAACAACAAGTCCACCGCCGACATTATCGGCGACCTCGCCGCAGCTATCAAGTTCGCAAAGGAACACAGCCTGAACCCCAAATTCGCTTTCGTCAATCTCGACGAACTGTATCGAATCTGCTCCTCCGAACAGATTATCAAGCAGTGTGCGTCGTTAGTCTCGAACGCTCTCGGAATCTCTCAGACCCCAGATCTCGCCGCCGTGAACTCAATGCTCGCAAAGCAGGCGTGGCTCAACGGACTGCAGCTCCGAGTTATCGACCAGACCATTACCCGTGAATTTGCGGACGGCTCTCAGACATCAGGCAACCCGTTCGAGAACCGCCGTCTGATTCTGTCAGAGACAGAGCGTCTCGGAACAACTCAGTACGACATCCTCAAAGAGAATAGCGACCTGATTCTCCGTGCCGAACGTTCGCACACTATCGTGAAGAAATACGGAACTGTCGAGCCTCAGTCAGAGGTAACAATCGGACAGGCAGACGCCGTTCCTGTATTCGATTCCGCATATCGTAACATCTATCTCCGAACCGACGGTCAGGAGTGGTAAAAAACGACTGAATTATGGAAACGATTCTCGAATCCCTGAAAAGCGTAAACGCATATCCCGTTCCTCTCCGTACTCTCGTCGAGATTGCGGAGAGACGGGGTTTGTCTCTGACATCGGAGGCAACTCAGGCAGATCTGCGTGGGAAGAACTATAAACTCGCCACCGCCGACCTCCTCCTGTGGCTGTCTCTCGCCCCGAATATCAGTCAGGGCGGGCAGTCGTATTCGTTCACGGACGAACAGCGACAGCAGTTCAGGAACAGGGCTAACGCTCTGTTCGACGAGTTTGGGGAGGAGACCTCGTCCGCTGGTATAACATACGGTTACAAAGGTTCTCGGCTATGATAATCGAAAACGGAACAATCGAGGTAAAGCGCAAGACAGGCGGCGGAGGGCTTGACCCTGTTACGGGCTATCCGAAGAAAGCGGAAGCATCTTGGGGAGAGCCTATCCCGTGTCAGTATATCCCCAACCAGCATAACAAGTTCGGGGTCGTGAACGGCGAACATTTCACTATCGCCTCGTACACGGTACTGATTGAGGAGCAGGAGTTCAACGCAGAGCAAATCAGGCTCAAAGACCATGCTGGCACTTTACTCGGGGAGTTTTCGATTATGCAAGTCGAGCCTTTGGAAGCCGTGTGCGAAATAAGGCTGACAATATAACCCGATTTCAGCCCGAATGCGGGCGGTTCTTTGAACACTCATAAAAACATACGAAAGCGAAAAGAAAACGCCACATCGGGCAAATTCGCAGAAAATAACTTGGTATGCCGATAAGACAAGTGACACCGAACAGCGAGATAAACAGCTACATCGAAAGAAAGTTGGATATATGGATGCAGATCATTATCAACAACTTTTCGTATATCGGAGAGCAGGTTCTTAACGCAGCCCGCTCGACCAACTCCTACAAGGACCAAACAGGCAACCTGCGCAGCAGTCTCGGCTATGTGGTCGTCGTGGACGGGAGAGTGGCGGATATATCAAGTTCTGCGGTGGTTAAGAACGGTCATGAGGGTTCAAAGACGGGTGCGGATTACGCAAGGGAGCTCGCCCGAAAATTCCCGAAAGGCATTGTTCTGATTGTTTGTGCAGGAATGAACTATGCCGCCTATGTTTCCGCAAAGGGCTATGACGTGATTGACAGCGCAGAACTGCTTGCCGAAAGGTTAGTTCCTCAAATGTTAAGGAAACTCGGATTGAAGTGATTATGGCAAAGACAGCGAAACAGGTACAAACAGACATCATCGCCCTGCTACGGGGCAGCGAACTCGCAACCGAGATTTCAGGCGGGGTCTATCGGAACGGTCTGCGTCCCCGTGACAGCCGTTTGGAGGATGCTGTCGTGATTTTCACGACGGGACTTCCTGACGAGATAGAAACGGGCGTGGTTACCGTGAACATCTATGTCCCCGACATCGACCCTTATGAAAACGGAGTTCTCGTGGAGGATGGGGAGCGGACAGAAACGCTCGAAATCCTTGCGCAGGGTTGGGTGGACAGCCTGTTGGGCAGCGGGACAAATTACGTGTTCGAGTTGAGACAGACAATCTACACCGAAGCCGAACCCGACATCAAACAGCATTTTGTCGTGGTAAAGCTGGGATATAGGCTATACAATTAAGTATTAAGTATTAAGTATTAAGTATTAATTCTAAAATTATACAGTTATGATTTTATCTTGGGGTAAATGCGGCATCAAGACCGCAACATCTACTGACGGGACACCAGCCGCCCAATGGACGGAAATCGACACCCCGAAAAAAGACACTGCCAAGCTCACTCCTACCTCAGGCGAAGAAGTCATTGCACAGGAAGAGGGAGGCGAGATTGTCGATGCCCGTTACGGCAAGACCACATACGAGTTCGAGTTCAGCCTGTTCGTGAAGAAAGGCAAGACCCGCCCGTTTGAGGACAACGACGGTCTCATCGCTGGCGAACACGCTTTCCGTGTCATTCCTCTTGAAGACGATACGTGCGAGGGCATTCAGATTGACCGTTGCACGGTACGCTGCGAGGAAAGCTATACCACCGCCGACGGTAAGCTGTTGCGCTATGTCGCAAAGTGTTTGAAGCCGAAGACGGGCAAGACCGTGAAGCCCTATACGGATGGAGAAGGGGAATAAAGTCCATTTTGTTGTCCGTTGGCGGTCGGGAAATACCGTCTGACGAGTGGAAAGACACCCTTTTCGGTTGGCAGGAACAAACCGACACCTTGCGGGGTAGAGTAGCGGCAGCTCGTTAGGTTCATATCCTAAATGTCGAGGGTTCGAATCCCTCCCCCGCAACTTCATAAACAGCAACAGAAATGGAAACAGTAGAACAACAGGTCGCACGGGAGGTTCTGCAACAGCCCGAGGATATTACGATCGGCGACAAGACATACAAGTTTTACCCGCCCAGCACGGCGACATTGATACTTGCTTCGGAGGCTATATCCCAGCTCCCGCAGGTAAAGCTCGACGAGAAGAAATTGGCGGAGGATAGCCTGTACGCAGCGAAAGAATGCCGCAAATTAGGCGAAATCATCGCCATTTTTCTTCTTGGCGCAAAACACCTCACGGAAACAGTGAAAGCCCCGCAGACGAAAAGAAAACGCCTGTTTTGTGGGCTTCTTCCTTTCAGGCGGACGGTGGAGGTGGAGCAGGTAATCGACAGAAAGGCTGAACTCGCCCAACAGCTGCTCGAAGACCTCACGCCACGGGAACTCAACACGCTGGCAAGCCAGCTTCTTATGAGAATGCAGTTAGCCGATTTTTTCGGGCTTACCACTTTCCTGATAGAGATAAATCTGCTGCGACAGACGAAAGTGGAAGAAACGACAGCATTTGGGCAGTAATCGCAGGTACTGTCAAGGCTTTCAACCTCCCCATTGATTATGTCCTGTACGATATGAGCTATGTCAATGTGATTATGTACGGGGCTGTCCTGCCGAGTTACCACAGCAAGAAAGACAGCGACAAAGGCATCAACAAGGGCAGAAAGGAGCAGGAGATTGTCAAGGCTGACGACCCGAGAAACAGGGAGCGAGTGAGGAAATTTTTAGATGAAATCGAATAAACAGCGTATCAATGAACACAGATAACGGAAGATTACATTTCGCCACGGGGATTGACAACTCAACCCTCCAAAGCGACGCTGCGCAATCCCGTAGCATCTTGCAGGGCATAGGCAGAACCGCCGAGCAGGAGGGCAACAAGATTGACGCTGCTTTTAACCGCATAGGCAAGACCATTGTCGGGGTGTTCACGGTACAGCAGGCGGCGAACTTCGCTCGGCAGATCGTGAATGTCAGGGGAGAGATAGAGAGCCTGCAAAAGTCATTCGAGATACTCGCTGGCAAGCAGTGGGGAGCCAAGCTCTTTGCCGACATCAAGGATTTTGCAGTCAATACCCCTATGATGATGAACGACATTGCCAAAGGCGCACAGACGCTCCTGTCGTTCAATGTCGCCGCAGAGGAGGTTATGCCGATACTGCGGGCTATCGGGGATATTTCGATGGGCGACGCACAAAAGTTCAACTCCCTGGCACTTGCGTTCTCGCAGATGTCCTCGACGGGCAAACTTATGGGGCAAGACCTGTTGCAGATGATTAACGCCGGATTCAACCCGCTGTCGGTCATCGCCGAGAAGACAGGCAAGTCAATCGGAGAACTGAAAGAGGAAATGTCGGCTGGCTCCCTGTCAGCGGACAAAATCAAGCAGGCATTTATGGATGCCACCTCAGAGGGCGGCAAGTTCTACAATATGCTCGAAACGCAGAGCAAGGGCATCAAGGGTTCCATATCCAACTTGCAAGGAGCAATTGACGATATGCTGAACAGTATCGGTACGAACGCACAAGGCATCATCACGGGCAGCATACAGGCGGCAACAGAACTCGTGAAGAACTACGAAAAGGTGGGCGGGGTCATTGCCGAGCTTGTCGCAACGTATGGCGTTTATAAAGCGGCATTGCTTACCATTAACGCCCTGAAATCCCTATCCGCTTCCTTAACGGCGGGTTGGACTGCGGCAGAGCTGGCGCACTACAACGCACTGGCACTTGTCGAGAAAGCGCAGGCACTCCTGAACGCCACCATTATGAAGAACCCGTATGTCCTCGCCGCCGCTGCGGTCTCTACGCTGGCATACGGCATCTACAAGCTCATTACCTATCAGACCGACGCGGAGAAAGCGCAGGAACGGCTCAACAAGACGACATCCAATATGAACAAGGAAATCGCCTCTGAACGTTTGCAGATTGACAGCCTGTTTGCCCGCCTGAAAGCCGCAAAGGAGGGCACGGATGAATACAAGGTCGCAAAGCAGGCTATCATCAACCAATACGGCGGTTATCTGAAAGGGTTGAGTTCGGAAATCCAGTCATTGAAAGATGTCGAGGCGGCATACAAGGCTGTTACCAAAGCTGCACAGGACGCAGCCAAAACCCGTGCTTTTGAAAAATCGGCAAAGGATGCTGCGGATACATACGCTAAAAAAGAAGCGGATGTCAAGGATAATGTATATGAATTATTACAAAAAAAATTCAAAGGGCAGAAAGGGGATGACGGATTAGACATTGCCGAAACCTATTATTGGAAGATCGTACCGGTTTTAGAAGGGAAAGAAGAAGTGTCTGCCGAGGTACAAGGAATCATTGACAAATTCGACAGTTATGGATTTTCCGGAGGAGGTTCATTCAGTAGTGGTGGAAGTTATCAAAAGAACGATTTGATAGATGAATTGAACTCCTTGATCGAAGCAAGATCGGATTTCCAAAAAACGATGGCGGAAACGCAACGCCGTTTTGGCGATATACCGCAGACAGTAACATCAAACGAAGAACCCGCCAAGACAGAGGTCGTAAAAAACAGGAAGTATTGGGAGGATTACAAAAAGGAGCAGCAAGGCTTGCTGGACGCTATGACAGAGGCTCAGTTAAAGACGGAGGAAGCCGACAAGATACGCAAGAACATAGCCGACGCACAGACGAAAATCGACGCTTACGGTGTATCCAAAGAAACGAAAGCCGAAGAGCGTACACAGAAGATACGGGAATATGCCGAAGACGTTGCTCGGGAAGCTCGGCAGGCGGAGCTTGACATCGAGCAAGCCCGCATCGACGGGATGAACGAGGGCTTGGAAAAGGAACTCGCACAGAACGAGCTGAACTACAAACGCCTTATCGAAGCCAACGTACTACGGCAGGCGGAAATGGTGGAACGGTTGCGGGACGTGAAAGAACTTGAATGGCAGAATGCCAACCCAAAGGCAAAGGAGCAGGGCTTGACATTTGACCGCTCGACGGTAACCGCCGCTGATCTTTCCTCTGCACAGAAGACACAGCTTGCCGAATATGAACGTATTGCAGGAGAACTTCGGAATAAAGCATTGAAAGAGGTAAACGAAAAAGCGTTGCAGGAAGTGCTTACCTATGAGCAAAAGCGGAACAAGATAATCGAAGATTTCGCCCAAAAGCGTAAGAACCTCGTAACGGTCGAAATGGACGAAAAGGGCAACTCTTTCGAAAAACTACGTGACGGTGTTACACAGGGCAACTTAGATGAATTGAACCGCCAACAGACCGAAGCACTGTATGCGTTAGAAAATGACGCAAAGAAAGTTTCATCTGCAATCACCGCATTGTTCGGTGATATGTCGTACAAAACAACGGCAGAGATAAAGAATATCGCAAGCAAAGGACGTGAAGCATTGGCGTTCTTGGAATCTGGCGTCTACGATGCAGAAAAAGGAAGCGTGATCGGGATCAGCAAGGAACAGTATGAATTTTTGCGAAGCACACCGACAGAACTTAAAAAAATACGTAAGGGAATAGAGGAGTGTGATAGCGCAGCAACCAAGAGTGAAAACGCCTTTGAAAAAATGGCATCAGGGTTGAAAAAAATTGTCAGCGAGGGTTCAAACCTGTCAAAGTTAGACGAGGGATTGAAAACCCTCCAAGATGGCATGAAAGAGGTTTCAGCCGTTCTCAACTTCCTTGAAGATTCATTCAGTAGCCTCGGGGACGCTTTCGGGAGTGAAACGCTGTCAGCTATTGGCGAGGGGCTTGGAATGGTAACTGATGCTCTCAATTCAACGATGCAGGGAGCACAAGCAGGAGCGGTATTCGGACCTTGGGGGGCAGCAGCAGGAGCAGCCATTGGACTTGCCACGTCAATTGCATCCTCTATTTCAAAGATTCACGACAAGAAGCACGAAAAGGAAATTACACGTTTGGGGGAAAAGATCAATACCCTGACAAAGACGTATGAAATGCTCGATGTTTCCATCGATAAAGCATATTCAAAAGATGCTTCAAACCTTATCCAACAGCAGAACGAAAATCTCGAAGAACAGAAGAAACTCATCGAACAACAAATAGCCGAGGAGGAGGAAAAGAAAAAGACTGACCAAAGCCGTATTAAGGAATGGAATCAGCAGATTGAGGATATAGACAAGCAGATAGCGGAGAATAAAGAAGCGGCTGTCGATGTAATATTTGGAGAGGACTTACAAAGTGCTATTGAAAGTTTCTCTGATGCCTACACTAATGCGTGGTCAAACGGCACGAAAGGAGTAGCCACAGCAAAGGACTATGTCAGGCAGATGATGCGAAATATGGTTACGGAAAGTATCAAGGCGGCTATCGCCGCATCAACAAAAATTGAAGAGATACGTAAGAAACTTATCGAGTTCTATGAAGACGGATTGTTTGATGAAGCAGAGAAAAAATGGGCGGAAAGAAAAGCCGAAGAATTGCAAAACGACCTCGATTCACAGTTTGGTTGGGCGGATGATTTGTTTGCTGACAAAGCAAGAGAATCTGCAAAATCGGGAATCGCTACCGCCTCGCAGGAAAGCGTGGACGAGTTGAACGGACGGGCGACAGCCATTCAAGGACATACGTTCTCAATCGCCGAGAACACAAAGCTGCTTGTGGCAAATTCGGCGGCAATCCTTGAAAGCGTCTTGAACATTGAATCGCATACGGAAGCCATTTCACACCGTATGGAGAATGTCGAATATGGCATTAACGGTGTAAGGGAAATGGTAAATGATATTGTAATGAAAGGCATAAAAGTTAAGTGATATGGATACTTTAATAAAACAAATCTTCGCGCAGTGGAAGATAGCCAAAGAGCAGGCTCGGAAAGAATGTGAGAGCCGATCCCTGCACAATTTAGCGGAGAAATATCGTGCGTGCGATATGTTCAAAGGGACGGAGGATTTGCAGGACATCATACGGCTATACACAAGCGCACAGGGCTTGGAGTTCTGTATGCGGTATCATTTTCCGAACCTCGCCACCCTGCGCCTGTTTAAAAAGTATAATGTCGAGAAATACGGTATCTACATCGACGCTGGGGCAATAACCCTTGAAAACCCGACACGGGCTATCCTTATCGGGCGCACGAGCGCGACAATCAACTGCGACACTCTCAAAAAGCACGAGGTCGTGCTACTTCACGGGGCAAATGCAATTGTCAATGCCTCGAAATGGTCGGTCGTGTTCGTGAAAGCCGAACAGGGTTGCACGTTCATCAAGAACCCCTCTGAAAATGCACTGATTTTATGATTACAGGACGGTTATACATCGACGGAGACGACGCCTACAAAAAGTACGGTGTCTATGTCTTGAAGGGCGGTTGGAACGACCTCGTCGCCTTTCCTCCCCTGAAAACAGTCCCCTCGAACGATTGGCAGGAGGAGGATGGCATCGAGGCTGACCTATCGAATCCCGTCCTGAACACGAAAGAGGTACAACTGAAAGTTGCGTTCTCAGGAGCGTACAGCCGTTTTGCCTCCCTGATCGACCATCTGTCCGACGGGGCGTATCATACGTTCGAGTGCGTTTATATCGGTCGAGTATACAGGCTGCGTCTCGTCTCCCAGCCCAATATGGCAATCGCACAGACACTCGAAACGGCGACATTGAAATTCGCTAATGATTTCCCGCTCGACGGGTATTCATACAAAGCCCCCGACAGTTCAGTAATACCCTCGGAGGATTACAAGTTCGACGGGTTGGAATTCACGGATTACGGGGTTCGGGTTCTGAAAGGGACTCTCGCCGAGGTCAAGAAGATGCCGACGGTCAAAACGAATCTTCTCCGCAATCTGTCCCACCTTTCAGGAGCGATTTACGACGGCGGACAGGTTACGTTCAAGACAAAGGACGTGAAAATTTTCTGTCTTATGCGGGCGGAATCCATCGACGAACTGTGGCGCAACTGGGATGCCCTCCTGTTCGACCTGATACGTCCCGGCGAACACCTCCTGTGGGTGGACGCATTGGAACAGGAGTTCCCGTTCCATTACAAAAGTTGTCAGGTTACGGAGTTTTATCCAGACGGGAGGATATGGCTCAATTTCACCCTGACAGTTACGTTTACCAAATCATTGAGGCTAAAAGCCACACAAGAAAAAACTACAACTGTCAGATTCGTGAATAGCAGATCAATGTTACGGCTGACAGGGAATGGGTCTTTCCGGTTTAACTAAAATAATAAAATAAAAAAATGGCTCTAACAATAGAACAGGAACAAATCCTCATTCAAATAATCGAGGCGTTCCAAAACGGAAAACGTATCAGCGACTTGCCGGACGTAAAAGGTACTAATCCTTTCGACCTGCTTGTCGAGGTTCTTGATACGGATGGAGATAGCAAGAAAGCAACTCTTGCCTCGCTCCTCCCTTACCTCGAAGAACAATGTTCTTATGGGGTTGAACTGTCCCTGACAGTTTCCTCTCCGACTTGTACCCGTATCGGCGACGTGAAATTCCACAAATCACTACCCGTTCACAGCCGAATAAAAGGTTGTTTACTTGACGACGACGGAAAGGTGGTCGAATACCTCGACCCGAAAGATTGGACGGGACAGACCCGGGATGGCTCACGCGGTCAGGTTATGGTCGAAATACCACTCCATTATAGAAAGTTCTCGGAAGATGGAGGTATTTTCCGTGTACGTATCTCGGAGCTTCCACTTCCCGGCTACCATCAAGTACCGAAAATGTATATATCAGCATACGAGGCAACGGTTCAACGTTCAAAATCAAAGTTGGCATCAGTCGTGAATGATTCTATTGATTTCCGGGGCGGTAACAACAATTCCGCGTGGGACGGGACATATCATTCCTTTCTTGGTCGTCCGGCATCAAATATCAACCGAACCAATTTACGCAACTATGCCCGCAACCGCAAGGCGGGTTCGACTGAGTGGAACTGTATGACCTACGAGGCTCAGAAAGCCCTCTATTGGCTTTTTGTCGTCGAGTATGCAACGCTCAACACTCAGGCGGCGTATAATGCCGAACTAACCGCAGAGGGTTACCGGCAAGGCGGTCTCGGTGACGGTGTAACAACATTCGATTGGGCTGAATGGGAAACTTTCTGCGACTATTATCCATTTATACCATGCGGGTATACCGACAGCCTCGGGAACAGGACAGGAATAGTGGCTTATACAGCCACAAACGAAAGTGGAGAAACGGTCAAGACATTCAATGTCCCCCGATACCGTGGCATTGAAAATCCATTCGGGCATATTTGGAAAATTGTGGACGGGATAAATGTAAAAACCAGCCCGTCCATGGAAAACGGAGGTGACGGTGTATCGAAAGTATTCGTTTGTTCAGACCCTGCAAAGTTCAATGATACAGGATACGATGGTTATAGGCATGTCGGCAACGAAGCGAGAAATTCAGGATACATCAAAGAGATAATCGGAGGTGAGTATGGAGAAATTATTCCTGCTGTTTGTTCAGGTGCTGGTTCTACAACTTATTTCTGCGACAGGTTCTTATCGAACATCACTGAATCGGAAAAATTACAATGTGCTTGTTTCGGAGGCAGATCAGCAGAAGGTGCTGGCGCAGGTTTAATCTGTTTAAGCCAACAGGTCAGCAGCCCATTTGATGAATCAAGCAACATCGGATCACGGCTTTGTTTTTTACCGGCATAACCACACTATTGTTTAATTAAAAATACGGAAAGTTTATGGCAAACTATGATGAAAATCCCTCCATTTTGGAAGAAGTAGGTAACGGTTCATACCTGTATCGTTTCAATATCGAGGAAAAAACCGTGGAAGTTACAGAGGGAAAGGACGAACCTGTCGTTACCCGAACATCTTGGGAGTGCGAAGAGGTTGTCGTTTGGTCTCCACTGACATCGAACAAAATCATGGAGGCGGTAATCGGAACTCTCTGTCCTGTCCCGCACGAACAGAAACTCGTAAACGAGTTCAACGCCTCAAACCTCGGTCTCGTCGGAGGCTCGAAGTCGAGCGACGCTGCGAAAACCGCTATCGCCCGTTACAAAGAGTTCCTCGAACAGAGAGCCTTGCTCAAAGCAATGGTGGATGCCGACTGCAAGAAACTCGGGATACGATAATCACAGGAGCGATTTTACCGCTCGCTGTGGCATCTGAAATTTTTATCGGAGCAACTTATCGTTGAGAAGATATAAACGCCAGAATGGGCATATTCACTATAAATAAAAGAGCGTACAGAATGAGAATATTCAATGCAAAAGATTCCATGCTATTAGACGTGGAAGTAGATGATACCAGCTACCGCCACAGGGTCATCAAGGGAGAGCATAATATCGTCCTGAAATACTCGCTCCCTGAACATATTGAGCTACCAGTCGGTTCATATTGTATTTTTCAGGGACAACGTTACACCCTCGAAAGCCCTGAGGCGTTCAAGAAACAGCATAATCGCCGTTTCGATTATACCGTTACGTTTGAATCCTATCAGTCGAAAGCAAGGATTTGGAAATTCAGGAATCCCGTGGACGGTCGTCTGAAATTTTCCCTGACAGCCAAGCCAAAAGAGCATCTCCAAATGTTTGTCGATAATATGAACAGGAGGGACACGGGCTGGACAGTCGGAGAATGTATTGACGGCGTCGAGAAACTTATCAATTACGACCACGATTTCTGCATCGATGCCCTCACCCGGCAAGCCTCCGAGTTCAAAACGGAATATGAGATCGAGGGGAAACGGGTTTCGCTGAAAAAGGTCGAGTATGACAAGAACAACCCTCTCCCGCTGTCCTATGGTTACGGGAACGGATTCAAGTCAGGCGTGGGTCGTTCAAACAGCAGCGACCAACCTCCGACTGAGATCCTGTTTGTTCAAGGAGGCTCGGATAACATAGACCGCAGCAAGTACGGGAACAGCGAGCTGTTGCTGCCGAAATTGCAGACGATAGCCTATGACGGTACATATTTTGAGGACGAGGACGGTTTCAACGCCGCCAACGCCCGCACCTATGTAGTGGACGATTTGGGGCTTTCGATACGGCGAGCCGACAAGGAGGTTTCAAGCCTTGCGGAAGACAGCATCGACTGCTCGGAGATATACCCGAAGCGTGTCGGCACGATTTCAAGCGTGGTCGTGGAGGACGAGGAAAACAACTTCTACGACATCATAGACAACTCCATACCCTCCGACCTGAACTACGAGGATTACCTGATTGAGGGTGATACAATTACAATCATCTTCCAAAGCGGTATGCTCGCAGGCAAGGAGTTCGACGTGAAGTACATCCACGACGCAAAGGGCGGTAAAAAGGCTCGCCGCTTCGAGATTGTGCCGCAAGAGATAGACGGGGAAACAATGCCGAACAGCATATTTGCCCCGAAAACGGGCGACACGTATGCCGTGTTCAACTGTTACCTGCCAGCCAGCTACATCTGCGACAATGCCACAAAATCGGGTGCGGAATGGGATATGTTCAGAGCCGCCGTCCGACACCTGTTCGACAACGAGGAACAGAAATACACGTTCTCGGGGGAACTCGACGGAATATGGGCTAAAAAGGATTGGGAGAACATCGGAGGACGAATCCGCCTCGGAGGTTACATTCAGTTCCGAGACGTCAATTTCCAGCAGGAGGGCGTTTTGGTTCGTATCACGGGGATAAAAGACTATATCAACAAGCCGCACAGCCCGTCGATAGAACTCTCGAATCAGACCGTTTCAGACAGCATATCGGGCGAATTGAAAACCCTGAAAAGCGAGGAGGTAACGGTCGAAGAGAATTACCGGTCAGCCGTGCGATTCACGAAACGCCGGTTCAGGGACGCACAGGAGACTATATCCATGCTCGAAGCCTCCCTGCTCGACAATTTCACGAACTCAATCAGTCCTATCGCCGTGCAGACGATGATGATGCTCGTCGGGGATGAGAGCCTGCAATTCCGGTTCGTCGCCAGCAAGACCAACCTCACGGCGGTAGGCGACGGCATCACCTACGACAACACGGCGAAACAATTGCATATCCCGCACGGATTCATCCAGCACATGACGCTCGGCATCGGCACGATCTCGTCCTCCCATGCCGATTCGGAGTATAAGGTTTGGGAGATGAACGAATACCTTTCGCCATACCTTGACAATGGCGAAAAGAAATATTATCTCTATGCCAAAGTCAGTCGCACGAATACTTCGGCAAAGGGCGATTTTCTCCTATCTGACCGAGCGATCAAGATGACCGATGTTGCAGGGTATTATCATCTGCTGATCGGCATTCTGAACAGCGAATACGACGGCGAACGGAGCTATGTTACACTATATGGGTTCTCGGAGATTCTGCCCGGTCGGATCACGACGGATCGCATAGCGACTTCGGACGGAAAGAGTTTTATCGACTTTTTGAGAAATGCGCTCCATTTGGGAAGTGATAGCAGCTATTTGGATTGGAATAACATCGTCGCCGATACACTATCCACGATCAATATGCTTCTGGAAAATGCTACGATAAAAACCAAGTTGAGCGTTCTCGGCGAAGCGTTGATTGCCGGATTCCTATTCTCTGATGAACGCATACGATCATCAATGATGAGCGGAAATGAATACGCGCTCTTGCTTGACGGGAATAGTGGGCGGATAAAATTAGTGTCGGATCAAACGGGCGGTGATTTCTCAATGGATACAGGCGAACCGTGTGAAATTGACATAAACGCCGGATCAGGCGTTATTGAAACCCGGAATAATAACGGTGTCGCCTATGTATCGGCAAGCGGTGTATTCTGCAATAACCCAAAGACAAATGCCCTGCCATCAACAACCGGGCGTAAACATTATGGCGCAATCGTCGGAATTGGCAACGGGAATGTTAATGGGGCGAGCAACATAATAGCAGGCGTATATGGGCGGTCAAATAATACAGGTAATTCTCCTGCGTATGGGGGATATTTCCAGAACCTGATGGCAGCAGGTTTAATACTTAATACCGCATATATTAATGGTACGACTTACCTTGTCGATCAATATACGCAATGCGTTGGTCTCATAATGTCCGGAACAGCGACTGTATATCTTCCAACCGGTACTTTGGAGGGCAATGTAATATTTGCAATGCAAATAGGCAAAGGGCTTATGCGTTTCAGACCACAGTCTGATCAGAAAATCTATTCGGGCATGAGTGAAATAGCATATTTTGACGTGTCGGAGGGATGGGAGGCGAAATTTACATTTGTAAGATTCACGTTAAACGGAGAAGATAAAGAGGTCTGGTTTGCAAGCCGTTGGAAAAATTAAATTAAAATATAGCAATGAATGAAGTTCAACAAGTGACAGAGATTGCAAAGGGCATCAGTGACTACGGAATACTGATAATGATTGGGGCGGCTTACTTAATATTGTCGATTTCCATGATGGTTACAATATTCCAATGGTTTAAATCAATCATCAACCAGTTGCTGGAAGACAGCAAGCAATCCTCGAAGCGGCAACAGGAAAGCTGGAAAGACCTTTTGGAAGAGACACGGAAGCAAAATGAAATGCTGACAGACCTATCCGAGGGGTTACGTACTGAAACACAACTACGCATCCGTAATCTTTCGGGGTTTGCATTCGACCTATCCGTTGAACAGGTATGCCGAATGATTAAGAAAATCAGGGAGGAAAACCACATCTATGACAAAGAGGCGACACGGAAGAAAATCCGCAAAAGCCTGACTGTCCTGCACGAAGACCGCAAGAGCCGTTTCGATCCGTACACCTATCGTGGCAAACACCTGTCTGACTACTGCAACAGTGAATGGATTGAACAGGTAGCAAAGGTCGTGGAAGCTGAAATATACAGCATGGACGGGCAGAACAACGGGCGGGCGTACACCAATGTCAAGCTCGCCTATGACGACATCAAAACAGATTTTTATCACAATTTGAACAATTAAATAATATGGCAGAAAAAAAGAAACTTATACCGTTCATCCTCAAATGGGAGGGCGGTTTTGCCAACCACCCAGACGACAAGGGCGGGGCGACAAACAAGGGAATTACCATAGCCACGTTCCTCCATTTTTTAGGAAGCGGGAAAACGGTCGGGCAGCTGAAAGCAATGACCGACGAGCAGTGGGAAACGATTTTCAGAAAAGGATTCTGGGACAAGTTCGAGGCTGACAAAATAGCCAATCAATCGGTTGCAAATATCTGCGTGGATTGGGCTTGGTGTTCAGGAGCGACCACAGCTATTAAACAGGTACAGCGGCTTCTCGGTGTCGCTGCGGATGGAGTTGTCGGCAACATAACGCTGGGGGCTATCAACAACGCAGACCCAGAAAAACTGTTTGAGAAAATCAAGTCGGCTCGGCTGGCTTTCGTGGAAGCCATTGTCAAACGTGATGCCTCGCAGCAGGTATTCCTGAAAGGCTGGCGCAATCGTATCAACTCAATTCAATACACAGGCGTATGAAAAGGTTTGTACTCTTTGCGATTTTATCGCTCGTATTGCTTTCGATATGCGGATGTGTATCAAGCCGCCACATAACAGGGAGCTACAACATTGAACGACAGGACAGTGTCCGTATAGAATATCGGGTAAGGATTGTCAATGTCAAAGATACCGTGTTTGTAGAGATACCCGCACAAACAGCGGAGCGCACAACACCTGACAGCACAAGCCACCTCGAAAACAACTATGCCGAAAGCGATGCCCGCATAAACCCTGACGGTACGCTGTTCCATAGCCTTGACACGAAGCCGCAGATGAAGCCCGTCCCGACCGAGAAGCAAATAGAATACAGGGACAGCATTGTTTACCGTGACAGGATAAAGACGGAAACCGTTACGGAAACGGAATATGTCGAGCGAAGTTTGTCTTGGTGGGAGAAAACGCAGATTTACGGTTTTTGGCTTGCCCTCGCTGTCATTGCGATACTGTGCAGAAAAACGCTTTTCGCTATCGTTAAACACTTTATATAGCCTGAAAACAGGAAGAAAAATCGGAAAATATAACGTAAAACAACAGATTTTGAGTACTTTTGTGGCGACAATATATTAGTAAATATAGCGTTTGCTATTGTTTTGAGGTCAGAAAATCGCCAAAAATTCAGAACACTCAAAAGCAATGGTAGATGCCTGCGTATATACGTGGGCATTTTCCTTGTGGAGTGTTCAGGCGTTTGGCGATGCCTCTGACCTAAAAGGAATGCCCACGTTTCGTGCGTATATCTGTGAACAACGGCAACGCCTGTAAAGACAACCGTAAAATAACAGATATATGGACTTCAAAGATTCAATCAGGCAACTATCCGAAAGGATTGAAAGCCTAAAAGAGAACCTCCCGACAGAGGAAGCGACTAAAACAGCCCTGATAATGCCTTTCATCAGTGCGCTGGGCTACGACGTGTTCAACCCGCTGGAGGTGCTTCCCGAAATGTGCTGCGACATCGGCACAAAGAAAGGCGAAAAGATAGACTATGCGATAATGAAAGACGGAGAGCCTGTCATCCTCGTAGAGTGCAAGCATTGGCGGCAAGACCTGAACCTACACGACAACCAACTCCTGCGTTACTTCAATGTGTCAAAGGCGAAATTCGGTGTCCTTACCAACGGCATTGTTTACAGGTTCTACACAGACCTCGCAGAGCCAAACAAAATGGATACAAAGCCGTTCTTGGAAGTGAACCTGCTCGAACTCAAAGACACACAGATTGAGGATTTGAAAAAGTTCCACAAGTCGTATTTCAATGTGAGCGACATTTTAAGTTCTGCCAGCGAACTCAAATATATGGGAGAGTTGAAAGCGGTTATCAGCAAAGAGTTCTCTGCCCCATCCCCCGACTTCGTGCGTTACTTCGGGAAACAGGTTTATGACGGGACATTCACGACAAAGATACTCGAACAGTTCTCTACCCTTGTAAAGCGCACAATAAGCTCATATATCAACGATATGATTTCAGACAGGCTCAAAGCCGCTATAAAGGAGGAGGACACTCCAGCAACGGCGAAACCTGTCGAGGCAACAGTCCCAGCGGAAGAACCCGAAGCGACCAGCAAAATTATAACAACAGAGGAAGAGTTGCAGGCGTTCTATATCATCAAAGCAATACTGCACGGAACTGTTCCTGCTGAGAGAGTAACATACAGGGACGCTCAAACCTACTTCGCCGTGTTCCTTGACAACAATAACCGTCGGACGATCTGCCGCCTGTACCTCGACAGCGACACCAACAAGAAGATAGTATTTCTTGATGATGACAAAAAAGAGGTGGCGCACAAAATACAGGGCATAGACGATATTTATCAATACAGCAAAGAAATCACAGAAGCGGCAACAAAATTCTTATAACCTATGAAGCGTTTAGCATATTTAGCCTGTATAGCCATTATCATGGCATTTACGGGATGTTCAAAAGATGACGAAGAACCCGTTGATTTCCCCAAAGGAGTGAAAGAAACCCTCAATGTGCTGAAAGGCTCATTTACGGGAGAGGAGTATTTCTTGGAGCAATTAGTGCGCACAGATAACCTGACATTTGCCCCGTTTGACAAGCCAATAGACAAACCTTGCATGAGCTTTGGGACAGGCGATGAATACAATATGAAATACGGGACGGTACACAGAACGCAGGACAGTGCTGTCGGAGGGGAAAAAGTAAGCGACTACTATTTCTATATTGACCCCGTATGGGGGACGCTTGTCCTTTGCGAATACAACTTTGAGGAGGATTATTCAACAGGTGTACGGGAAACATTGGATTTCGAGGTCATAGATAACGACCATATAAAGATTAAGAGGATTATTTACAGCCGACAATAGCGTAACGCTGAATGGCGGCGAATGCGGCGTTATCTTTCTCGGCACAGCTATTTATACCACTTAAAGTTTTGAAGCCG